GGGAACTGCCCCCAATAAGATCCGCCACTCCCCTCGCCCATCGAGGAGGGTAACAGAATCTCTTCAGACATCGAAAACTCTTCTTTAGCCATATCAGTTTCCAGCAATTTACCCGCCACATTGAACTGCGACGCAAATTCATCGGCCTGCTCCTTGCCTTTGGCCTGGAGAGCCAGCGCAAACGCATATTGGTCAACAACATAGTCCCATTTAACTGGGATTTCGGTGTCTTCATAGGCAGTTACCAGTGTGGGGGTGGCGGAGAAATATTTGATGGTCAACGTATATGCCGCGTCGGGGGTGGGAAATACGCGCAGGAATCGGCGTTGGTGGACGACCTCGCCGGGGGCCATAATCGCCAGCGTCGTCGCACCGGACGTGATTGTCACAACACCGGCGGTCGAGGCAGATTTGGACACCGCCAGGATCTTGGAGAAGGCAAGAGTCCCGGACACGGTGCCGGTTCCAGCCAAGGACAGTTCCTCGGACCGGATAATGTCGCTGACCAAGCCCTTCACAACGACTTTCTGTGTTGAATCGGAGGCAGACGAGGACACGACCGACACCACGCCGGTAGTCGCCGGTTGCGTGGACACGCCAGCCAAGTCAAACACGCGAACCGCCCGAGGCTTCCCGGTAGCGGTTGGATGGGGAACGATCTTGTCAAAGGCAATTTCTCCCAGCACGGGTATCGTGTAGGGGGCTTCAGACGACTTCACGCCGAAGATCTCCCCGATATACGTCGGAAGGGCATACGCCGTCGTCCCTGACACCGTAGCCAGGGTCGTCTCACGGACCTTGAAGCTCCATTGCTTGCTGTTCCATACCCGCCGCACCGCCTGCTTCACCGCTTCCTGCGCCCGCCAGGCCTCGGTGGTGATGTCGGTGGTCAGAGCGGTGATTGGGGTTTCTCGGAGCTTACCCAGAACTGCGTTTACATGATCAAGAAAAATGCTCACAGGTGCCTCCTGGCATCATTTGTGTAACGAAAACACACCCTTATTTGTGACAGAAATTTTACCTGGCGGGGTCGGACCACCAGGGTTTGGTTTAGATTTTGAACACAGATTTCAGCAACTGCGCTTTCCGCTCTTCTTTCTGGTCCGGAGCAACCACACCGCGTTTAATGTCAGCAACCGCATGGGCCTCAGCCAATCGATCCGCCGCCTTCTTAATCGCGTCCTTCTCGGTCGGAATCCACGCCCCGCTGGCCAGAGCATCCTTGGCTCGCGGAGACACCATCGCCGCATCATTCACCGGAATCAATGCAACCTTAGCGTCCCGGTAGTTCCCGTTCTCCAGCATGATGCCGGGGGCCAGGACCTTCATCTCGAACTTAGGCATTATAGCCTCCTGTCAAAAATTGACCGTCGTTTTTTGTTTGGTGACGGCCAGGCCAAATGCTACGCGCGTCTGCTTTTGGTGATAATTAAACTCCAGGGCAGAGAACTGGAATAGTCGTTATTTGGGGCAGACCAAGGCCTTCACAGTGGTGCTGGACGTCGTAACTTCCAACGCCCGAGCAATCACGGTGCCAACACCCGACACGACGCCAGCAATATCGGCGGAGGTGGACGTTCCGAGCAATGACCCAACGGCAGTCACAACACCAACTTTCACGGCGGGGTGGTATCCATAGATCATGATCGTGCCAAACGAGTTGGCAGCAATCGTGGTAGGATACACAACGCCAGCCCCTAACGTCGAGCTAGCAGACGTGGTGCTAGTAATCGCCAGACCATAGGCGGTATTCGCACCATACACCACAACCGATCCGTTCGTGTGAGCCACTCCGTCGGCATTATACACTTCGACCAAGATGTTCTTATCGGTCGAGGCGCCTTTGAAGCCCGCAACGTTCAGGACTTGATCGGCAGATGCGACTCCGGCCACCAATACGGCCGCCAGAGCAAACAGAAACTTTCTCATCGGTTTCTCCCTTATCGTGTTACAACCATCAGGTCGAGAGCCAGGTTATCGGCAGACGTCGCAAACGTCACAACTTGCGAAGACGCCGTGAACTTGGTCGATTGACCTTCTTGGAGGCATCCAACGTATTGAATCTTCCCCGCCAACGTCGAAGTCCAGGTATCACCGTTATCGATGTCCGCAAACGACACCTTATGAACGATATACCCATCACCACTTTGAGGTCGGGGCCTAACTGTTCCAGTTTTGGCCGCCATAGTAACCTCCGAATTAGCTGGTGAACGTCAGTTTGAAGTTGGACAAGGGGCGATCGCACACGATCTGGAGCATCAATCGGAGCATCGCGGACTCAGCCTGCGCACCGGGGGCGCGAAGGAAGGGCGATTTGTCAAATTTCATTTTGCTGTTCACATACATTTTCGTATGCTTGGTGTTGATCCCGAGGATCGTGTTCGCCAGCATAGCGTCCGAATAGAAGAACGGCTTTTCCATGAACAACAGAGAGCCGAACCCGAGTTCACCTTTGTCGCCCTGCGACAGGCGCTGGTGGGCAACCAAGCGGGCATCATACGCTTCCAGGAGGGTCTGGGTTCCAACCAAGAAGCTGATCGGGTCCATACCGTTACGACCGGAAGTGTTATACGCCGTCAAGAGCGCTTCACGGATGTTGGCGGAAGCCAAGGAACCCGTTTCCACACCCTGCCACCAAGCATAGGACGACCGGTCGATTTCGCCGTAGTTCCCAACGCCGGGGTTAGCCGAGTCAACCACATCGAGCAAGGACCAGATCGAGGACGTTGAAACCGTCACAGCCCCGAGCAGGATGCTTTCCAGCGATTGGTGCATCTCTTCCATCACGTTCTCAAGCTGCAGCGCCAACAGGTCGAACTCTTTGGAGTCGCCAGCGTTGCGGGCTTTGTCCCAGTCGCGCAGGGCGACAGATCCGCCAAGACCGGCCCAGTCAAACCGGGCTTGAGACGCCATTTCGGCGACAGTCGTAGGCAAGCTGGAGGTCGCGGAGATCTGCGCCACAGTGCCGCTGTTCGCGTAGTTAACGGGCACAACGATGTCACGCCCGCCAGTAACTTCTTTCAAGCCGTTCCCGTTCAAGAACGATTTCGTGATCGGGGATTTCTTATACCATTGTTCCATCAATTCCTTTCCGTGAAGGGAAAGGGTGGTCGCCAACAACGTGTCAACGTTGGCGGGACCTCGCGCAAAATACTTTTCAGGCATTGTGTTGCTCCTTTAGTGTGATTCTATCGTCCAGAATATCCCATCTGTTTCGCTTGATACGCAAGTGCCTCAGCTATGTTCGTGAACTTCGGCGTCGTTTTCGTGGACGGTTGCGGTCTGCGATTGATTGGGTTTCCAGCGATCTTTTGGGCTCGGGCCTTTTCCGCGTTCAAGGCGGAGGCTCCGGCCCCTTTAATACGTGATTCGGCGGTAGCAAGCGTGTAAGCGTCTTCCAAGTTCCTAGCCCGTCCACCAGAGACCATCTGCTGCAGTTTAGGCATGATCGCCTTGGCGTCCGGGTATTGGCGGGTAAACGCCGACACCTCTTGTTTTCCAATATACTGCACCATCGGGTTCAATCTCTGTTCCACCATACGCTCAAACTTCGCGGACAAGGTGGTAGCAAGCGCATCTCCGAACTGAGTGTAATGCTCGCGGTGCTCAGGAGAGACGTTCTTTTCCAGAAAGTTCATGAGCGGGGCAACGTCAGGGTCTGGCCCATCGTCTTTAGCCTCGGTGGCCGCCGGGGTAATTCCGAGAGCTTCCTGCAACTGCGCCTTAACGGTCGGGTCATTCTGTGCCGCCGTGAGGAACTCAGAGATCGCATTGTGCTTCTGCGCCGTTAGCTTGGCTATACGGGCATCGAAAGCCTTGCGGGGGATGAACTCTTCCCCATTCTCGTCCTTCACAGCCTCTTCAGTCTCCCCTTCGGGAGCTTCTGCCGCACCTTCTTGACCTTCAGCCACCTCCTGCCCTTCGGCAGGCGTTTCGGGCGCTGCTTGTTCCTCGCCAGAACCTACTTCAACATCACCTGCAGGCTCAACAACATCGCTACCGCCTTCGATGTTCTCGTCCATTTGTTTCTCCTTTATCGTCCGTATCGCCGACTTCGCGGGGCCTAGCCCAGGGTGGAGCAACACTCCTATTTATATACCGCCGGGGAGTGGCGGAAATCGTTACTCGTCAAACGCCGTTTTATACGCAGATTCGAACCCCTTGCGCTTCATGGCCGCACCAGAAGTTTCTTGGCCCAACGGCATACGAATTTGTTTAGCTGTTTCTGCGTCTGCTGTATCGTCTTCCGCGTCGCCTTTTTTAGAGAACAACTCGATAAGCTGGTTAAGTGCGTTTTTCGGAAGTTTCGTGATCCAACTGAAATCCTGTAACTTTGGGTCAGCCAACGCCTGTTTGGCAGCAAGCTCGTTCATATCTTCTGACATATTAGCCCCTTAAAACGTAGTTCTTCTGTTTCAGATAGTCCGCATACTGGTGCGAACTGTGGACCGGCTGCCCGGTCGCGATATTGATCTTGCCTTGGTATTCCAGTGGCACACGCACCTTGGTCCCATTAGGATCTCGTGGCGTCGTGTCCACCACCCGCCCACAGGCGGAGCAGGATTCGTCTGCCCCAACCTGTTGCCACATCTGCGGATTCTTCATACCACAATTTGCACATACCAGCACGTAACGATCTACGTCAAATGTCATGCCCATCGTGGCCTCCTACGCTTTGTTCGCTTCCCGGTTAATCGCGATCTTCTGGTTCGTCGGATTAGGCACCGGGGCGTTCATCATGTCTTGGTTCACAGCCACACCGTTGATCGGCATGCCCTCCGGATTACCCCCTCCCGGACTTCCCGGCGGAAGACCCTGCATTTTCTGTTGGTGTTGCAGGATGTGCTGGCCCGATACCTCGCCAGGAATCAATCCGTGGATCAGGATATGGATCTTGTCGTTATCCTCAGGGAGAACCGAAACTTCGTTAAAGGCTCCAGCCATCATCGACTCGTTCTCTTTCAAGGCGTCCATGACCTGCATCTCGGGCTTAGACACGTCAGAGTAAATGAAGCTCTCAACGTCACGTTCGTCATACGTCTCCAGGACGCGCTTCACGATCTTGCCCATGTCAACCGAGTAGCCTTGCTCTTTCAATACCATCTGCACAGGAGGGGCGGACAACAGATTCATCGCATCCACCCACTGTTTGCGCCGGATCACCGGGTCTTCATAAGACATCGAAAAGGGCTTTACTTCCAGGTCGAAGTTGCCCTGAATCTCGTCACGGCCCCACCGCGTTGGGAACGTCTCGCCATCAATCAGCGTGTAGTTCTCGGGGCCTGCATACTCTTTGAACAAATCCACCCAATACCGCAGCAGGTCGCCCATGTAATCAGACACGATGTCGGCCAGCTCTTCCATCCGAATCTGCTCGCCCCGGCTAGCCAGCTTCAAGCCTGTCGCCAACTGGTCGTTGTTCGTGGTAGGCGTCACGTTGCCGAGCATACCCATCACTCGGGCAATGTCGGTGTCAATCTTGCCGTCCAGCGTGTGGAAGCCAACCGGCAGGTCGGGATATTTTACCTGACCAAACACGTTGCCAGCAGGCTGCGTTCCGGAGCATACGCGCGGGATCTGCCCGCTAAGAACTTGTTGCTTAACCTTCTCGCCGTCCGTCATGCCAGAAGTGTTGATATACAACGAAGGAAGCGTCCGTTTGACCCACTCCATCTCGGTGTTTCGGAGCTTATTCTTCGCTTCCTGCTGGCCATAGAAGTATCGGACCAGAGGCACCGGCAGACCGCCCTCGGGGTCAGCCACAAAATACAGCAACTTCACCGGGAACGTCTTGGACTTGGTGGGCCACTCGCCATCGAACAGCGGCCCCTCTTTGACTTCCTCAGACACCATCAGATACTTGCCTTTGCGGTATTTCGCACAGGGCTTGATGAACACTTCAAAATACTCAACCATCTTCTGCTTCGCGGCGTCCGAACCGGCCATATCCTTGGCAATCCCGGTCGGCTCGGCCTTCCCCTCAAGTTTGTCGGTGTAGTTCAGCCTGGTATCTTCTTTCAACTGTTCCAGAGGCACGACATACCGCACAGCGATCCACGTGGGGTTATTGAAATCTAGCGGGTCAACCACGACATCCCATGGAGGAAGCCGTTTAGCGTAGGCGGAGTCGTCATAGACGTCCTCGCGGAGTGACGGCGGGGCTTCCCCGTCGCCATCGTTCATCATCTCAACGCCTTGATCGTTGCCCCAACCGCATTTAATGGCACCAAAGAAGCCCAGCATGGCGTCTTCAATGGCGGACTTGGCCTCGATCTTTAGCCCTGCCTTGGTGATGTTTTGGTTGATTGCGGATTGCAGGATTAACGCAGATTTGGGGCCGTCAAACTCTTGTCGCAACGGCTCGCCGGTTTCGGGGTTTGGGACGGGGACTTCCACGACCTCTCCATTCATTTCGATGGGGGCCATGACGGTCTTATAAATCTTCTCTTGCAACGATTTGATGAACACTTTCGGGTTCTTGAAATACAGCACCGGAAGCATTGATTTGATCGTCTGATACACGACGTTGATGTCAATCCGCCGTGATTCGTTGCGGTTCTCGAACTCGTGGCGATACGCCTTGTAGTAATCATGCGTCTCGGACTTGAACTCGCCGGAAATGTGCTTGTAGGCCGCCTGGACACGATTAAACCAGGTGTCCCGCAACGCCGCCGCATCCTTCTGTTCCTGAAATTTATTGTCTTCGTAATCCAGCGTATCAGCCATTTGTGTTGCTCCTTCCTAGAGGTCTATGCCCCAGGTGTGGTTGAATTCTTCTTGCAACGACGTGCCGTTCTCGGCAGCCAAGTCGGACGCTACCTGTGTCACCGCGTCCAAGTAAGCGACTGTGTTCTTATCCAGTCTCTTGGTTGGAGCTGCGCCAATATCTGGGTGTGACAACAAGATATACTTTTGAGCATCCCAACTGTGGTTGTTGCGGTCCTTGATCTTTTCCTTGAGGTTTTTATCGCCTCGGGACTCTTCATGCTCAAGGGCTGCAATCTCGTCAATTATATTACTGCATGATTCTAAGATCTGATATTTCTTTTTCTCGCCTACCCACAAGTTCCGAATAAGATTTATACACACCTCGTCGCTTCTGCCGTGGGCAGGCATTAACTTCTTCAGGGCGTGTCTGCCAGCGTGGATCTCGGAGGACAACAGCTCGGCGACCGTGGTGTGCCCTGACGCAGTAACGACGAGGTGGCTTTGGATTGCAGGGTCGCAAGCTATGAACTGCAGGTCTTCATACAAAGGGTGATTCTTGATCTCTTCCGCCACGACAACCGGAACGGCCTTCTTCCAGGTCTTCTCAAAGATGGTGGTGAATGACCGGTCCGGCTGGGCCGCCACGATAACGAACGCCGTGTTGTTCTGGATACCCCAGTCTAACCCGCCGTAGTAACAGGTGGCCGACGTCGCGTTGAATGTCGGAACAACGATGTCTTTCTTATCCCGCATGAAGGTCGGGAACACCAAGTCCCCGCCAGATACCGAGAAGTCAATCTCATACTCGGCCCGCCACTTCCCTGGGTTCAGGTCAGCCATGATCTCGGCCCGCTCCCGGTCAACCCACTCACGGCCCTCTTTGGTTTCCGGGTCTTTCTCGGGGTCTGCTGAGTAGTGAAGCAAGACAACGCGATGACCCGCAGAGTTACGCTTTAGCGTCAGGCCTTTGCATGGTTGCGTTATCTCGCCCATAGTTTAATTTTATCCTTGTTTGGGTAGTGTGGCTACCCGTTCCCCAGAAAAACACTATCGTCGTTCGGCCCAATCCATACTGACTGCGACGCCAACATTTCCGCTTGGAACGGAATATGCTACGATCGCAAGGATATCGCTACTTGTGCCAAATATGTTAGTTGCAAATCGGGCGCGGGATGGGCGAAATGCCTGCGACCCAACGGTTTTTGACGTCCCGCTAGCCGCTCCAATATAGCCACCAAAGATAGTTCTCCCGCCCGATACAGTTCCCGTAGACGAGAGAACATCTATTGCGGAGCCCGGAACCGTCACCCAGGTTCCGGCGGTAACGACGGGATTATACCTAACCGAATAGTATATGGCCCCGTCGGAATAAATATCTGCGTCTAACGGTAAGACTGTGGTTCTAACACCGGGCGTTACCCGGATCGCAAACACTGTTCCGCCTGTAGCAGTAACAGTCCTGGGCGTATTGACAGAGGAAGAGGAGAAATAGACGCCCGCCGTCTCCGAAGAACCCCCCTCCGATATAACAGCCGCACAAATAGCGTTAAGAGTGTTTGGAGTGGCCACCGCCGTATTGACGTTTTCAAACCTAATCGGAAGGTTTGGGGTTCTCATGTAGACGTCGGAGAAAATGTTATTATGATGGGTTTCGTGAACGTATGTGATCACGCCATTCAGGTCGAGGCCATACCGTATCCGCCCCACGCCGAGCCATTGGAAATCAATCACGTAGATCTGCGTCTTCTGAAACACCACTGTTTGTCCAGATCTCCCAGATCCATCTACTGGGTCTATATTCCACGCGCTCTGATTGACACACGTATCAACGATAGCTCCACCGACATCCGATCGTTCACACACAGCTACGCCAGATCCGTTTACACGAAAATAGATTCCGTTGTTGTTATCAAATAAGCCTAGTTGTTGGGAGTTATTAGACGTGGAGGGACCAAACACCGCAGTAAGTAATACAAGTTGTGATTTTCCGGGTTGATAGTTGATATAGCCGTGAGACTGTAAAAGGGCTCTAGACCCCGACGTCACAGAGGTTCGTAATTCAACCCGGGATGCGGTAGAAATCAAAAGGGCCGAACCCCCCAGAGTTGTGCTAGATTCAAGCGTGTCGGAAATAGCGCCTGATTGATTGGTAGCCTCAAACAGAATCTCGGGATTAGAGACTCTCAACCGGCTGAAGGCGTCAAGATTAGCTGAGTCACCTAAAGCGGCGATTACCGGAATACCAGTAGCTCGTAACTCGCTATTCGTGAGGGGACCAGATACCGGTTGCGTAGTCTGCCAGAATGTTCCGCTAACAGGTTGGGTGGCTGGGAAGTTAGATACCGCAACCGAGCCGGAAACGGTCTGAGTGGCAGGAAAATTAGAGACATCCACAGTCGTCGTAGAGCCAGTTACGGGCTTAATATAAACTGGTCCAACAACTCTCACATCTCCAGCAGACCTCGCCACAGAAACCATACCGCCTAGCAATACGCACAGAACTATAAAACGCTTAAACATATGTCTCCGTCGCTCGGTTATTCCAGACAGCCTGAATACCAGTGAACGTGCTTTTGATGTATCGACCCAACCCATCATACTCCAACTTTTCAATGCACCATCGACCCTGGGAGTCAGTAGCTCCAGACGGAGCCCACGCGATATATATGGGGTTGCCGTCAGTATCATACTGCAATCGCCGTTGCACTGGTTTCGGATAGGGCGAGCCAGGGTGGCGAATCTGCGTAATTTGGTTGTATTCTGAAGCGTCCATTATTTACCTCGCAACGAGGCGTTGTTGGCCACCTTCAGGGCGTCCACTGCGCGATTGACCTTAGCGCAGAACGCGATCGCCCCAGCGCTTCCAAACAGTTGTAGGAGTGCGTCGCGGGACGGGGCGTTCAGGTAGCCAAAGGAATAGGCCACCTCAACCAGAAAACAGGCAAGAATAGCATAGTATGTCTTCTTTCCTTGGACATACTGGACAACTTTCGCCACTTTTTCTTCAATCGCCATAACGCCTCCAAAATTTATTCACAGCACAACTGCCGGAAGAACCCGGGCCCGGCGGAACACACAGTGACGATTCGCGAGCTACAAGGAACGCACGCGGCGTATGTCTGGGCCAGCTCGTCCTGGTATGCCGCCTCGTCCAACAATGCTGTCGCGGGCACCAACCCTCGGATCTTATGGGCCCCCTGCGGTAAGCCCAATACCATCGACCCATTTGCAAACGTGATGTTCTCGCGCGGTAGGTCGTCCACCTTCCTGTCCAGCGGGCACATGCTCTTTAACCACGCAGGCTGATTGTTATACATCAGCTTCACGCGATCAATGCCAGCCAGCGAGTCATCCAGCGCCTTGTTAATTACCACACACTGTTTATAGTCATAGAACTGTGTTTCCCACAACAGCATGGCCAAGCAGAACCATGACATGCCCATTTGACGCGACTTGGCGATATGCATTATCCGGTTGTTCTGCCACTCGTTAATCAGGATAGGCACATATGGCCGGATTGGAAACGGTTGTATAGCTTGTTCGTCCGGCCTACGGTTTTTACCTGTCTTCGCCGTCTTGACGAACTTCGTCATCCAATACAGCGGGTCCCTACGGCATTTCTCCAGAAGAAGAACTGCCGTCTGCTCCGTTAGCTGCGCTTCGGCCTTGGCTCGGGGAGTCTGTGGTTTCGACATCTATCGCCTCAACGCCCAGAAGGGCAAGTTTCTCGGTAAGCGTGGAGTCGTTCATCTGCTTCACGAAGGACAATAGTTCTGGAAGGTTCGATTTCTGCTCCACCTTCACCTCCACACTCTTCGGGGCAGGAACCGCAATCGGCTGGGCCATCTCTGCTGCCCAGTTGCGCTGTTGCATGTCTGGGACCGCATACGAGCCGTGGCACATTGCACACAGCCCGTCCGCGTCTTTGTATTTCCCAGAAACATGCTTCCCGTCCGGCCCTATGGAGCAAGCCATACACGGTTTGGTTGCCAAGAAGGAGGCTACAACGTGATTATATAGTTTCTCCGACAGACCGGTGAACTTCGCCAGCGCACGTTCGCGCAAGGCGTCGATGTCCACACTGGCGTCGGGAGACGCCTCCTTCTTTGGCCGACCCATATTACCTCCAGAACTTCCTGCGAGAGAACGGATAATTCTTTGGGTTAAACTTAAACTGCGGACTTACCACAGGCCCACTTGGTGTAGAAGTCCCTGGAGTGAGATAGCGAATAATCACAATTCCAGACCCACCAGCCCCCCCATTTCCTTCCGCGCCTTCACCACCACCGCCACCTCCACCGCCGCCAAGTCCGTCGGTTCCTTTCTCTCCGTTTCGAGATCCAGCGCCTCCATTTGCCCCGGCACCGCCACCGCCTGTTCCGCCAGCTCCGCCAGCTCCGGTTCGAATACCACCGCCTCCACCACCAGCATATATTATCGAGGAACCAGTAATGCTGTTGGCTTTGCCGTTTCCACCAGCGCCTGCTTGCCCAGAGCTACTACCTTCGCCAGCCATGCCCATTCCACCGCCGCCACCGCCAGGATATCCTTGCCCGGCAGTCCCTCCGGCCCCACCAGCTTCGCCTTGACGAGGCGGACCAGCCGTTCCATTACCACCAAGTGAACCATAACCACCCGCTGATCCACCACCGCCACCTGACCCGCCCGTCGCCCCACTCGTAGGCCCATAACCCCCAGCCCCTCCACCTAAAGCAGTTAAGGAATTAAACGTCGTATCCGCGCCTTGACCGCCAGCATAAGGAGCAACATTTATGTCGCCACCATAACCGCCGGAACCTACGACAATCTGATATGACCCCGTAACCAAGGTGGCAAAACCCTCCAGGTATCCCCCAGCCCCTCCGCCAGCAGCAAAATATGCCCCGCCTCCCCCACCCCCAGCCACCATCAAATACTCGATATCCAGAACCCCGTCTGTTTCCAGAGAACCGTTAGAATAAAAGGTTTGGACGGTATACAACCCATCAATTGTTTCAGACCCGCCGATCACAGTAACTTGCACGTTGCCTCCGCTAGAACCAACTGGGCCATAATTTGCTTCACCACCCACCAACTCTATAAATGTCGCTGGAGATACAGGAGCCGTGGTGTTGTTGGTCGTAAACGTGGTTGTCGTCGCCAACGCATCAGCCACCAAAACGCTTAAATTATATGCTCCTGTCGTGCTAAGGTGGACGTTATCGGTAACCGATTTGTTCTCCGGTTTTAATTGCCAGACATTCCCAACATCCCCGGACGCATAAAATTGCCCCATAGGGTCGGGGTCTACATAGAGCCCGTTGTATGGGGCTCCAGTAACCAACGGCTCAAGCGCAAGGTTAACTAAGTCCCGTTGTCTCCACACGTCCATAACGGAGTGTGGGGCTTCCGGCAGAATACCAACGACGACCGGCAAAATACCTGCCGCCACAGCCTTATCAAGCACACTCGTTATGTTTGCAACAATTGTTGCAGAACTAACATTAGTGTTTATGTCATTCACGCCACTCAGCACCACAACCGCGTTTGGCGACAATGCAACAACATCTCGATCAAACCGAGTTACCATCTGTGCAGTAATTTCGCCTCCGATCCCGACGTTTTGAACACCATATCCCGTCGCCACAGATAACCGGTTAGGATAGGAATAGGTGGCGGTCGATTGGGACGAGAGTGTATCAATGCCTGAAAGCGACCCAGGATATCCGCCAGTAATAGAGTCCCCAATGCACACAACATTCGGGGCGTCCATAAAAGCCTTTACAATAACCACCTTGTCGGTCCCTGTTTGTGACAACCAGTTATAGCTTGTGGTAGAAACAACGGTATCGAGTACCGAATAGGTGCGCGGCGACTCAAATGGATACTGGGTTGGATACGACTCCCAAAACCCGTTCGCGCCTGTGCTGGCAACAGTAAGAAAAACTCGCCCCCCAAGGCTGGAATGCTCCGCCACAACCCCAATGAAATCTCCATCCTTCGCAGGAAAAGCCGACGACATAACAAACGTGTTGGTGCTGTTTGGCGTAAACGAGGTAAACTCCTGGCTTTCGCCAGTCAACGTGAATAACCCGCCCGTCGCCGACCACGACCTGAACTTGAGGGAATTCAATCCGCTCGTGTCACCAAGATATATTTGGACAACCTTAATGTCGCCGGTCTGTCTGATTTGATACACATGTCCATGCACAACAAACTCAAATAACGTGGTAGCCTGAATTGACGCTAAGCCAAAAACCAAATGAAAAAGACCAACCAAACCAAAAACCTTTCGGTTTTTAAACACCATGTTATTGCCCAATTTCCTGCACATGGACAGATTCAGCTGCGGAGTGGAGGCTCAACACCCAAAGGCACACGTCCGATCCAACCGGAACGAACACAAACCCACCTTTCGCAAATTCCAGGGGGCGAACCGTGGTAGCAACGGCGGTGCTGGTGCAATCAGCCAAATGCCCCACAACCACAGCGTTCAACGTGGTAGGCAGGCTAACCATGATGCCTTCCCGGCCGGTCAGGGTAGAGGCGGCAGGAACCCTCGTCCAGGCGGACGTGCTGACAGAGACGGTCGTGGGGGTTCCAACCTCACGGATCGAAGACTCAACCGACAGGGCCGGGCTGGAGGCTGCATTCACAACCTCAACCTTAATCGCAGCAAACACGCTCCCAGACACCAACAACGCACCAACCAACATCAAAACTCGTTTAAGCATTTGATTCTCCAGTTTTACCGAGATTCTCGGGAAGTGTGTGATTATATTCAAATTCAAGCACATAACACGGATGACAAAATACCCGGTATGGCTCTTTAACCGTTCGGAAATATGCAACAGACGGCATCAACTGCTTACATCGGTCACAAGGAAGTGCCTGACCCTCCCCGGGCTCTACAATCGCCCATTCCATCTTGCTCCTGTCCAGCAACATCGACTTCTTTCCCTTAGCCATCAAATACACAGCCAGCAAGCTCATGACGCACCCCCAGCCACAATCAACGTAAACGGCCTTCCCAGCCGATTAGAGACACGATAAGCTCCCACAAGACCACTTCCACCCCTATCAGGAAATCAATCGTCAAACTCAACGGCAGACGCATTAAACGACGAATCGACATCGTATCCCCCAATTGGCGTGAAATAACACGTTTTCTTAAACATTCGATAGGCGCGATATCATTCTTGATCTGGTTGATTTTACGATTCAATTTGCACCTGGCAGGCATTTAAAGATATTTCATGCATATCCGTCCAATAGAGGCTACTCGAGCTTTTGTTGTTTGGGCGGGGACTATTGTCGGCGCGCTCCTTGGACGCTGGACATAGCCTCGATTGGAGGGACATGTGTAGGAAAATGGCGTTTTGTATACACTTCGTGCCAGACATGTATATGTTCGGCCAGGTCGGATTAAATAACCCCGGCGGCCTTACGGAGAGCGTAGCGGATCACGTCAGCAACCGACTTCCCGCCAAGCGACACCCGCAACTTGTTTATAAGCTCCCAATCCTGGAGGGCCATATTTTTAACGAACAAAGGCTTCGTTTCCACACCCTCCGGCGTTACGTAACGCGAAGTGTTAACCACAGTGGCTGCCATGATATAATCCCTCCCTACGACTACACAATTTTAAAATTTTATTTTTCACGGGCCGGTTTCAATAATATCCATGGCCGAATTACCGGTGGCGAAATACGGGCTTCTGAAGATATTGTTTGGGGCCCGACCATGTATAATTTTTGCCCACGTTTTCTACCGAAACGCATCGTCAATCCCACTCGTATCTTATCTAGCCATTTGTGTGTCATAAGATAATATTATATACCCCAAATTTGGTGATAAATAACCGGAGTTGACCACTACTTCCCATTCCCGTTTCTCTATTCGTGACCCTTACGCGTCTGTATCATCACCTTTCAGCGTGTCAATAGTCTAACTTAGCGTGTAGTCTGTAACCATTAACAGGCGTCTAGGGGAAATTTCCTGGAGCGTGTATGCTACTCGGTTTATGTTATCAGGGAATTTCCTAGCAATGGGAGGGAGAGAGGGAGCGTGGAGGGGTATTTTCCTGTAGGTCTGCGTATGACTTACTTGGAAGCTTGTCCTGTTACTTCCCAAGGACACACACCCCTCTCTCATGTATACTCTGTAAGCCAGGTAATTTCATGGGTCAATCGTATTTATTTTCTTGTATCTCATGCTTACCGCCGATCATTTCCCGAGGTAGGCCGTGTTTTGGATAGTAGGTGGCAAGTTTAACCTTATCGTTCCAAGTGTTGGCCGAACGTTTCTCCCGTAAGTATGATGGCGTTTTTGTTTGTATCTCCCTGGAGCCGCCGTATACTCTTGTAACACCTGTTAAGCATTCGTTAAGTGATTGTTGCTTAATCTCATCCTCGGTTACATTTCGTTTAATACCGTCATAGACATTCATGATAACCCCAGTTGGGCGTAGTTTTACCATAGAGCATAAAAATTTAATTTTATGCCCTCAACGTTGACTTTGTATAACGATAAACAGGAAGGGATTAATGGACCGGGTTAGGGCACACACTCCGGACGTTACGGACCGGAAGTTTTGAGAGTTTAAATTCACAGGCCTTTCGACAAGTGATGGAAACGTTACGGGCAAACTGACCCGCTTCTAACTCTCTATCAATCTCTCCAAGTAAAGCCCCTCTACATATAAATACGCTGGGAATGCCCATATTGCAAGGGTATATTTTATCGGTATTGCTCCCGCAACATGTAGCGCCGTCGCATTCCCTCGTGCTGGGCAATTTGGGCGCGGTCTAACGCCGTCAACCCCTTCTGCTTAGGCTGGGCGGCTTTCTCTAACGCCCGGACGTGGTCTAGGAACATATGGTCTGGCATCCACTCCATTGCAAACTCTTTTTTAACTTTTGACATGGAGCCCCCTTCTCTCATATATACTCTGTGCGCCCACCTATTTAAAGGGTGAATGTTTGCACGCCATGAAAATATGTCAATGGCCGAAATAAAATAATTTGCGAATATCCAGCCCGTCCCCATAGAATCAACACTTTTCGACAAGTGAAATAGTTAAAATAGAGCTTGACAAATTGCGGGGAGTGTGGTATACTATAAACAAGAAAGATGAGTAAGACGAACGCTGAAGCACGGGAGACCACGATGAACCTAGACCCGATCGACCTGAATGCATCGAAGTATAAGGC